CGAGTACAAAAAAAGCGGTATCTGGCTTGTCGCCGGAGATCCGCCTGTAACCAATTGCCCGTAAGAATACCTGCGCTTTGCGATCATGGCGCGGGCAATCAGCCCATACCCGGGTGATGCCGAGATCTTCCATCCAGATGATCTGGCGCTCGCGCATGGCCAGCGCCAACTGCTTGCCTACTCCTTTGCAGCCGTTTCTGTCAATTACAGCGAAGGCGTCGCCCTCTTTCGGCGAGCACATGAAGTAGCCCATGCAGCCGATCAGCTGGCCGTCTCGCCTGATAGAGCGCAGGTCATGGGCGTTCTCTTCAGCGAACCGTGGCCAGTCCTCAATCGGATCTGGCTCTTCGCAGTCGATCAGCATCAGGTCGCCCTTCTGGTACAGCCCGACCTCAATTACTGTTGGCGAACGGGTCGTACTCACTGTGCATCCCTCCCGGGCTGGTGCCTTTGACGTGAACGCGCTTCATCACCGGCATGGTGAAGGTTAGCGCCAATGCGTCGCCATCGTCCGGCGAGATGCCTATGCGCTTCTTGAGATCTTTCTTCTTCTCGAGCAACAACTGATCGCTGCCGTTGTGGTCGTACTCTGGCCCGGTCAGCTCCATCTCGAGCGCGGCATTGTCCTCAATGGCCAGGCCGGCTGCCAGGGCTTCGCGCATTTTCCACCAGATATAGGTCCGCATGTTGGCGTAGTGCTTATCTGGCGCTGAGCTGGCGAAGTTCACGTCGATTATCACAACCCCAGGCATCAGCCGGCGCAGCTGGTCAGCCACTGGACCACCAACCCCTGTCGAGTCGACGAACACGGCGTCCGGCTTCTGCTCCTGCACGATGGTGCAGACCTTGGCGATGAACACAGTGGTGTTACGCGTCTCACTGCCTGGAATCTTGATGGCCGGTATTGATCTGGCGTCGAGCCCTCGCCTGAAGCGCACCGCGTTGTTGTCGTCGCCGCCCCGGGCAATGTCGATGCCACACACCAGAGCGTCGCTAAGCCCATACACAGCCTCGCAGCGCATGGCATTGGCCACCCAATCGTTCTCGATCAGCTGCAGGCTGGACGCTCGAGGGAACATGCCGCGCACACGGATGCGGACCATGTCGGAGTCTTCCCCGAAGTCCTCGATCCACTTGGCGATCTCTGTTTTGTTGGTGCCGTCTACGGTGCGTGAGTCGATCTGCTTGGTGATCCAGCGGTGCTTGTAGCGCGTGAAGCAGTCGCGGAATCGCCCGGTGTTCCTGGTCGGGTTGCCAAATGCGATCCAAATGATCTCGGTGTTCTCGTCCGTCAGCGCGCCCTGGGCAACTTCCCACACCTTGTCGGAGATGTTCGAGGCTTCGTCGAATATCAGGACAATGCGCTTGCCCTTGTTGTGCATGCCGGCGAATGCCTCGGTGTTGCTGTCGCTCCAAGGGATCGCATCTGCTCGCCATGACCTTGTGTGATCCGGGTCAACCGAAGACATCGACGTCGCCGTCACGTTGAACCAGTGCGACGTGATAGACATCCGCGCCCACTTCGACACTTCTGGCCAGGTCTTGGTCAGCAGCTGCTTCTCGGTGTTGGCAGTGACGATGATCTTGCAATCGTCGCAGGTATCCATGGCCCACTTGATGATCATGGAGATGTCGGCTGACTTGCCGATACCGTGGCCTGATGCAACTGCCAGCAGCAGCGGCTGGAATCTGGTCGCAGGGTTCTGCAGGTGGTTGCCTATTGTCTTGAGCGAATCGCTTTGCCAGTCCCTTGGGCCATCGACGTCTGCCAGTTCTGTGCCTTCCTGCCCCCAGGGGAACGCATACATCGCATATCCGTACGGGTCCATCGCGAACGATGCAATGTCTTCCTCAAGCTGGCCGTCGATCTGTTCCAGGTCTGTGTCGGCAACCTCACTCATCGGTCTTTTCCTTGGCTGCAGCAGTTACGCGGGCGCGGGCCTTGGCAATGCGTTCGGCCAGTCCGTGCTTGACGTTGATGTCGATCTTCTCGACGAACATGCCGAGGTGCCTGGCCACTGACTCAAGCGCCTTGTCTGGATCGCGGAACGTGACCTCGAGCCCATCCTTTCCTGGCTTGATCTTGGTTATCAGTCGCTTGGCTGCGTCAGGCATGTGCCGCGTGTCGACGCTCAGAAGTCGCTGGATGCCTTCGCCAAAGCAGTTCGGGCAATCAGGGTTTGGATCTGCGAACTCGTTGAAGCCAGTACCGCCTTTCGCAGCTGGCTTTTTGCCCTTGCTGGCGTCGAGCAGCTCCATGTATTCGCTGTGCTTGTACTGGTAGTGGTTGTCCTTGCCGTGGCAATACCGGCAGTTGACGTGCGCGATGTTCACGAACTCGGTGCGGTCACCTGTCGCGATCTCCCACCACATCTCCAGCACCTTGTCAGCGCTGATGTTCTTTCGCTTGGCGCGCCCCTTCATGATGCGCTGGATCTCTTCACGGACCTTCGGATTCAGCATCATGCGTGTAGCAGCAGGGCCAACGTTGTTCGGGCTGTAGCCAGCCGCGAGCATGGCCCTGGTCGCATTCAAGTCGGGGTCTGCCACGTACGCCTGGACAAATGCCAGTTGTCGGCCGACTAGCTTGCTCATATCACACCCCTAGCAGTTTCTTCAGCGCTTCGCCGGCCATTGGAGCCAGCGACATCAAGGTGACCAGGCCACCACCCACCCACAGAATGCCTTTGACGAACGACTGGTTGCGCGCCGACTCCATCTGGAGCTTGTCGATCTCCCCGGACAATGATCGCTCGAGCCCAGAGATCCCAGAGTCGAGCTTTGTGCCAATGCCTCGGGCAATCTCTTTCACTGCGACCACCTCGCCTTGTATGTTTGCGACGCTGAATTCCAGCGACGTTACCCGGTGCGGCAGGCGTTCATCTTCAAGCCTGCGCAGCCGATATTCGAAATTGCCTTGTGCGCTATCGAGTTCCATTTGGTCGAGCCTCGTAAATTCCGGGTTGTCGGTTTGGTCATTCACTGCATCCCCTCCATTCCGCGAAGCGCGGGCAAGTCGTCATCCATTGCCTGTTGACATGGGCCTAAGCCTACGCCTTGCACATCCTCGCGGTCGAGCAGGTCACAGTAGTGACTGTCTTCGGCGGCCTGTAGTTCGAGATCCTGGATTGAGTCGGCGAGTCTTGGCATGGCTGGTCCTAATCGGATGGCATTAAAAACCCGGGCTTTTGTCCCGGGCAAACAATCTTCAAATTCAATCTTATCAGCTCTCCTGACCTTATTTAGCGATCCATCCAGTATTCCCGGCGCCTGACTCTTTCACATACAGAGTCGTGCCTGCTCCGCCATCAGTCCTTGTGAACATAGAACCAACTACAGCTGTCACCACTCCCTCTGGGGTCCCAGATCCTGATGTCCATAATGGCGCTCCAGTCCCAGGTCTGAACTGTCTTGAAAAACTGTTGGCAAACCTAAATGTTGACGATCCAACATCTCTAGCGTTGTCAGTAGATGGCGCAAATGTGCCAGCAATGTTTATTGGGCACCCAAAAAATGATGGGTTTGACTGCTGTTCAATGTAAATAGGGTATTTATTAACGCCTTTAATGAAAGGCTTTATGTAAACACCGTACTCATTTTGCAAAGTCCCAGTGCCATCTGCCGCTTCAACTCGAAGGCCTATCGAGCTAGTAACTTCAAACGCTCCGTTAATAGCTGGACTATGCACAAAGCCATAAGAGTTTATTACGTTGGCAAATATTGCAGGCCTGTTAAACACACCGTAAGCAGAACCTGCAAGAAAATTGAACCTGTCTCCACAGTAATATCCATAAGCGGCGTTAACTTCGCCATTGTTTATATTGAATGAGCCGCCGCCGTACTGCTTCATAAGCTTTCCAGGCCCATTGTGAACTGACCGCGACTGCATCCCTATCGTGTGGTCAACCTGCAGCGGTGTATCAATTGTCATGGCTGCATCGAAACTACACGCAGCCCTATCAACTACAGACGGCTGAAAAGAAGTCTGATCTCTAAATGCGTGCGGTGATGTTCCTGATGCGTGAATCCTTGACACCAAAAATAAAGCGTCTGGCGTTCCAGCATCATCTGTCGCTATTGCAAGAAACCGCTCTGATATTAAAAGCTTTGAACCCTGTGGCGATGTAGCAAAATAGTTTTCAGACCCATCAGGATCTTTATACCCAACAATATCGCCGGTCACCTCATCATAAAGCAGCGGCGATCCTAATCTTGACAGTGCCATGTTCTATCTCCTTTCGCCGAGCTGGCGAGAATTGCGGTCTGCACCTGGCGCCTGGCTCTGGATGCGGGCAGGCTGAAGTCTACCTTATGACAGGAAAGTGGCAGACACAAAAAAGCCCGCTATGGTGGGCGGGCTTTTTAATCGTGCTACCAGGTGTTTGTTATGCGGCAGCGCCGCTATCCCAGTCAGGAACGCCGACAGGCGCTGCGCTGGTCATGCCGAAGTGGTTGCTCAAAGCGATCAGATTGGAAGCGACAGCTGTGTTGCCTGGCTGGCTTTCCGTTCGCCACTGACTGAGCGTCAGCGCATGGGTTACCGACTCGGCGCCGTAGCAGCCGATGTCGTAGGTGGCAGAAACAATGTACTCAATCCGTTCTGCAGCCTGAGCCGTGAACGAGCCGAGACACATGGCCAATGCCATGCCGAGATAGCTTGCAAAGCGCTTGATCATCATCCTTTGAATCTCCGATATCGATATTGGATTTCCGCATCTGCGGGCACTTGGCGTTGGTTGATTCAGGCGGCCCCAATACGCTGGGGCCTGGCGGCAGGCCGGACGGCGACCAACCGTGTTGCAGTACCAGAGGCGTGCAACGACCTGCGGGTGGATGGTATGCGGTTCAGGCGCCGTCGTGCAACTTCTGCTTTCTGCCTGGTTTCCGGTGCGGCTCACAAACGGCCTGCTCTGGACTCCAGCCGCGAGCTATACGCTTTAGAGCCATCTCAGCAGAGACAACTCTGAAGTGTGCGCAAAGCTCGCGCAGGTTTCCTCGAACGTTTCTGACTATGTACGACTGCCAATTTGTCATAGCTGATCCTCACACAAACAAGTCGTCTACCTCAGCGCATGCAGCCGCCAGATCTTCCTGAAGCCCCTGCATGCCTTCGATGGCAGATACCTGGCACATCACGCAGGGGTTGTCGCTGAATCGCTTTGTGACGTGACAGTCAACGACTTGAGTGTCATCGATCCAGACGACGCCGTTGAACGCATCGCAGATCGCCTTCAGCACGTTGTCCAGGTCAGGCTTCTTGGTCGGAACCAGCTTGCCCAGCCGAGCTGCCGCCTTCTTGGCTTTCGTGTAGCTGACCGGTATCGGCATGAAGATCTGCAGCTTCAGCTCGACCGGGCCACTGAACAGCTCGGCGCCGCGCATCGACATGCCAGCCTCGTACGCAATGCGCTGCTCGTACTCGACCGTTTCCTTTGGCGTGTACAGCATCGGGACGGGCTTCTTGCCTTTGGCGGCCATCATGCGGACGCGGGGGCGACCCTTTCCTACGGGATCACCCGGCACGCACACAAATAGGGTTTCGGTCATGCGAGCACCACCAGAGCTGTCAGCCCGACAGCTAGCACCGCGGTTGTTATGTTCATCACACGCATGAACACCTTGTGGGTTGCGTCGAATTGTTGGCGAGTCATTGGTCTGTTCCGGTTTGGGTGGTCTGTGGTGATTCTATTCGGTTACGCGCTCAAGCGCAGTATCTGGAATGCAAATCCCTGCATAGAACCCAGCACTGTAGAACCGCCAGCACTTCGCAATCAGCGGCAGCCTGTAGCTCTCGCCCATGCGGTATTGCTCGAACGTCTCAGGCGGCAGGTTGTGCGACTCGGCGTACTCTTTTTCGAACAGCTCGCGAACATTCATGGTCGTTCTCCGGATGTGTCTTTCGGTTTGTACGGCAGCTCAGCAAGGATTATCTCAGCGCTGGCCGCTCGCTTTTCCTCAAACTCTTGCTCAACCTGCTCGTATGTTTTTTCGCCGTACATGGCCTTCCAAGATCTTTCGGCAAACTCTTTCAGCGTCATCACTTCACCTCACAGGCTGGCCAGATGCATCTCGCTTCTGCCAGCGCTTCGTAATAAGTCAGAGCGCCGTCGAGCACCACCATTTGAAATGGCGCGTACCCGGCGACGATTACGGTCCAGGTGCGCTTGGTCACTTGGCTTTCTTCTTGTTCCGCGACGTGTACAGCGTCCGGATGAACTGGCGCTGGCGCTCAACCAATGCCTTCAGCTTGTCTATGCTTCCAGGCTGCTCGGCGTATGTGAGGAACGCACCTGGCAACACAACACGCTTCTGCTGCTCGTTGTAAGCATGATCAATCGCATGCAGGCGCAGCTGTATGGCGTCTCGCTCCTGCTTCATGCGGCAAAATGATTCGTGGTTGGCCTGTGCTTTGTCCATCCACTTCCGAACCTCTGCCTGCAACTCAACACACCGCGCCTCGGTTGATTGCAGATCCTCAAACCGCTTGCGCGATGTCGCTTCGCAGGCGTCGTACTCGCGCTGTATCGACGGGAATTCAGAAACCACAAACGGCAGCATCTTGGTCGCCGGCCAGTGGTTCATTTGTGCAATCGTCTGAGTCAATTCTTCGAGCGTTTTCATCTGGTCATTCTCCGCTTAATATCACTATTACTGATGCTTACCGACTCATGCATCAATTTCATTAATACAATCAGCGCCTTATTTGCGTTTCGCTCTGACTTCCTCTGAGGCACCGCCAAGAGGCGATCTCTCGTTCAGGCTATCCATGCGTGCCTTGCGCTCTGATTCACTCCCAAAACGCAGCACAACAACCATGGCTATCATCATCAGGACTATTCCGAAGACAAGCAGCGCTAAAGTTTGAAATTCAGTCATGTCATATCTCCTAGAACGGGATGTCGTCTGAAAACTCATGAATCGGTTTCGTTGCGTGCCATCTGCGGCAGGCCTCCCACCAGCTGCCACTGAACACGACGTGGTATTTACCGTTCTTTTTCCCTTCGCACATCCAGGCAACGCAGGACGATTTGTGGCTGTAAATCCGTGCTCTTGGCTTTTCGTCTTGCTGCATGCCGGCAATCAACGAGATCGCAATCATCGGAACTTGTATCGGAGTCATCGCCTAATCCCCAGCTTGGCGCGCATCTCGGCGCGGAGTTCTTCTGGTGTTTTCTTGTCCAGGCCTTGCGCCTTGATCCGATCGAGCACTGCCTGTTCGTTTGCACGCTCTGCCTTCTCGCGCTCATCCTGCGCTGCCTCCTGGCTGATCAGCAGCTGGCCTTCAACCAGCGGTTCACCTCGCTGCAGCTTGGCGGTCAGATCCGCGTAGCGCTTTCCAAACCGGTTCTGCACCGTCTCAGCCTTTGGCGTACCAGTACGGATGCTGTACCAGTCCGTCAGCCTGGCTGCTTCCTGGACGATCGGGTGGCTGAACTTCCAGATCGTTGGATCGCTCGAGGCTTCGACCGCTTCACGCCAGGCTGCGTCAACGCTCGGGATGCCAAGGTTTGAAACGCCGGCTTCGCACAGTGCGCGGAACTCAGGCGCAGACGGTGGCCATGGATCGTCACGCAGTCGGCATGCATCAAGCCCAGCACCCAGCTGCTGAGGCGACATGCCAGCAAGCGCTTTGCCCCAAGCGCCGGATCCAGGCTGCTCCTTTCCGTTCTCGTCGAGCATCAGATCGCTGGTGCCCTGCGTGCTGGTCCATTTGTGGCCGTAGAACCTAGTCATCCACGCCCACAATTGAGCCATCAATTTCGCGGATGCTGGCGAAGTCTGCTTCCCACTCGTCGCTTCCTGGTATTGGTTCGAGCGTGAGTTGCCGGCGTCGCTCTTGTTCGACTGCGGCCGCGTTGACTTGATCAATGAGGCTAGGGCGGCCTCCCCCACTTCTTTGTCCGTTGGTTGCTGTGACATTTGGAGTTCTCCAGTTGTACGTCGAGTCGAATGCTTGCCAGCTTCTTTCCGCTGCGATCTGCACTGCCTGTGCCGGGGTGATTCCTGCCTTGCCAGCTTCAACGACCATCCGCTTCCAGGCTGTTGGCGTCAGGTCGGCTTTTTTCGTTTTCCGAACCACAAGCCAATCTATGGCGTGCTGTCGGTCGACACCCGAATTAACCAGGTCATCCACACCCAAAACAACGGGCTTCGACTTCTCAGCTTTGGGGGTAGGGGGTATGTGTTCTTGATCTTTATGTGAAGGTGAAGGTGACGGGCATTCATTAAGCATTGCTTGAGGATATGCATTAGCATTGCTACGAGCATTGCCTGGAGCATCCTTTGACCACCTTGCTGCAGCGGCCTTTTGTGCTCTAAGTGTCCGTTTTTCCTGGTTATTACCTGCGTTTTCCATCTCGCGCTCAGCCCTCGGCAGTATCCAGAGGTCCGGGTCTGACTCCGTGTCGAAGAACGATGCAAGTGTATGCTTGTGCATGCTCCAAGCATCGACGCTCAAACGGCACGTTGCGGCCAGCCTTTGATCGCTCGAAGAGATGGCTCCGCCGTTCTTCCAGTAAGCCATGATCAACAGCAAATAAGCCCCGTGCTGCTCAGTCGTCAGGTGCATGGTGTCCGCCAGATAGTCGCCGATATACAGCGGCATCCAGATGTCTGGCTTGGCCATATCAAGCACCGCCCTTGACCTGCTTCAAAGCAGTCTCAATCTTCGCCGCAACAGCCATGCCGCCGAACACGCCAATGCCGAGAACCCAGCCAGCAGCATCAGCCATTCCG